ATTACTCAACAGGAGAGCTTGACCTACTGTCTCCAACCTCACTTGCTAAGAAGTGTTGATATCTCCAAGTGCATTCAAATGTCTCAATTTCATTTGTAGTTTCCATACTAAGGTCAACGGTGCCAATAGACTGCGGCCATGCGTTAATAAACTTATATGCTTTGAGAATATTGTCGTCACGATCCAATTGAAACACTTCTAGATCAGCCATGTAGTCAGCAGGATCGTTAACACCTGTTGACAACTCAAGATCGTTGATACCGTTAGACCACCGCTCCAATGCATTTCTAATAGAGAAACTTGTATCATTGAGAAACGTTGTTGTCCAAGCATCAGCAAACTCTCTGTCACCAGCAATGTAAAGCTGACGACCTCTAAAGTTAAGAGCAAACTCTCCAAGAGTCGTTGCAGGCAAGTTCGTTGCAGAACACAGGAATGAGGCATCTCTTGAGTTCAGTCCAATAGCAATACCTGTAGGTGAATTGATAGTGATCCTAAATTGGTTTGCTCTCGCACCACCGCCCGCTAATCTGGCTCTAAATTCATCAATATTTCCAGCCATTTTTCTTTACTCCTCCTTAAAATCTACCAATGACTTCAGAGAACTCAACACCTGTGCGAACCGCAACAAAGTTAAGAGTAATGAAGTTAATTGATCGAGCCGGTTTAATATAGATATCTGCGACAAACTCGTTTCTATCTATAATCTCACCAGTATTGTTTGTGCCGTCGGCAACCACCACAAAGTCTGTGATACCTCTTCTTCCTTGAACATCTCTCAAGAAAGGCTCAACCAAGTTACGGAACTGTGCCCGTGTAAACTCATCGTTGAACTCAAAGAGTTGGAACTTAGCAGCGGTGGCAATTGCTTTTTCCAGAACCAAGAACAATCTACGCACGTTGATACGATCAAAGGCGCTTGGTTTTTTAAGAGCAGTTTTATCACCGAACAGAACCACACCCTGGCCAGGGAAATCCACAACTGGATTAATTCTTGCCTGATAGAGAATGTCTCTGTTTGCTTGCTGTGGGTTATACGCAAGTTTAATTGCTCCACGAACATTACCACGGTTGTAACCACCTGGCGAGAACCACGGGTCAGCAACTCTATCGGTGTTAGCACACAGACCAGCAATATCACCATTGAGAGGGACAAAACGGAATACATCGTTGTATTTGTCATACATGTATTTGTACCCACTGTCATAAACCACATAAGACGATGAAGGTAGTGTGTCAAAGGAGTCTTTAACGTTTGTTGTTTGTGTAACTTCACTTTGAACATTAACAACTGCCTGACGAGCAGGAGAGATGAATGCAACGCAGTCTTTACGAAGTTCCACAAGATCAGTTAACATTGTACCGTGTGTGTCGAATTCGTCACCGGCGGTTCCGAAAGAACTACCTGTAACTGTAACTGAAGGGCCACCAAGAACAAAGTTAATATCATGAAGTTCAGCGTTCTTGAACAGATCATACGCAGACCTCTTCTCACCAAGAGTAACAGCATAATCGTCTGTTCCACCTGTAAGTGCATCGTATGTCGGCGTGTCAACAGCGGCATAAACTCCAGAACCTCTACCGTCGCTCTCTGTGTTATCAAAGATAACGTTGTCTCCAGCATTCGTTGCAGAGCCGTCTGTGCCATCTAAGATAATGAAATCACCCTCATCAGAACCATTTGCGTCAGTTCCGTTAAGAGTAACATTGTTGGACAATTCAAGGTCTAAACCCCAGTTTGTACCAGAAGCTAGATGATCCATCCAGTAAATGAAAGCAGACTGCTGATAGAGAACATCTGGATAGTAGTTCGTTCCACCTTGTGGAGTTTTTGCGTTTTTGTTCTTTGACAAACCGTCATATGTTTCTAAAACTGACAAAGTTCTTTGACCAGCAACACCTTCAGCAAATCCAGATAAATCACCAGTGCTATCGTAAACAACGATATGAAGCTCGTCATTTGTGCCTCTTTCGTTATCAGTTGACCACTGTGATGTTCCCGGCGCATCGGCGAATAAATCATAGAATTTCCAACGACGACGAATGAAAGAATTATCGGCAAGGGAATTAACCAAGCCTGTTCCATTCGGGTTGTCCAATTCACGAATTGTAATCGTATTATTTGCTGTATCACGAGCAGTAACTTCGTACTCAATTCCCTCATGACCTGATGCAAATGTGTCAAATCCACTTGATGTGAAGAAAGAAACAATATCTCCAACATTGATTACATTGTCTGCAAGATCAACGTCATCAACTGTAACAGACGTTGCACCACTCGATGCTGCACCGTTAACTTGGTTTGCACCTGTGATGTTTTGTGAAAATGCAGTTGCTGTTGCACAAATAGAAACTTTCAATGAGTTACCATGTGTACCGGCAGTTCTTGCGGCGAAAGGCCCAACACTACCCTGGCCGTCCCTAAAAGAACCAGAGTAATGATCTGTATCTCTAATAAGAAGACCTGAATTAGACGCAGCGTTTAAAACACCAGACTCACATCTGACAACTCTAAGTGCGTTAGAATACTGCAAGAAATTTGCAGCAGTGAAAAAATATTCAAAGTTATCAGCATTTGGCTTACCAAATACTTGAACTAGTTCCTCTTCAGAACTAATGGCAGTTACAGATGCCACTGGACCCTTTGCAAATGGCCCTGCAATCGCACCAATGTTGGTTTGAACAGCAGGAACAATATTTGTAAGGTCAATCTCTCTTACCTGTACACCTGGCGATACTAAGAAACCCATTTTTGTACTCCTTTATTTTCCAAGAGCATTATTATTGTTATTACAGATATTTATAAAAATTGAAATCCTAAACGTGTTTTTATATGTTCCAATTCTTATAAATAAAATAACATGGAGACACATTATGAAAAGTATAAAGAGACTATCAAAAAGGTAGCTCGTAGGAACTACCGTCAACGTGTGGTATGGTTAAACGAATATCTCGCAGATAAGTCTTGCGTTCACTGTGGAGAGAGCGAAACTGTATGTCTCAAGTTCTATCCACACAATAATAAAATACGCAATCTAACAAAACGAAAAGGACTGAATGATAAGAGTCGTAAAGAAGTTAATGACCTTATCAAACAATCTCATGTTGTCTGCTCAAATTGTTTTATAAAATTAGACCACGATCTTATTGAATTTATTTAGAATTCACCAATTTGAACCATAATCTCTAACCACAGGATTCCAGCGAGTTCCATACTCATCTACCATTTCACCTATGTTCTCGTCCTCTAAACCATTTACAACAAAACCAAAGGGCGCCATGTCTTGTTCCAACGCATCTTGTTGTTCTCTCATCATAGTTGCACGAATATCTTGGTCTGCTAATTCTTTAAAATATTGTTGATCCGTTGCCCAAGCAAAAAGAAATAGGCAGGATACTAAGTCATCATTGCAACCCTCATCAGCTTCAAAAGATTGTCCCTTTACGATAAACGTTGACAACTCGTTAATTATTTCTAAATCCTCTACTATAATTTTATTGTCTTCAACCAATTGTTTTAAATTAGAGCAACCTATCCTCTTCACTGCTTTTGTTGTCCTAACTCCCAACTGAGCTCGACCACCAGAAAAACCACCACCCATTACTTGACCAGCTCTTCCTCTCATGGATGCCATAACTAGATTATCATACTCAAGATCAAACTGCATAGTATTTGCAACTTGTTCACCAATATCATTGACCTCAATCATCACAAATGCTTGATTATATGCCCTTGCAACATCGTATATTTTTGATGGAAACAACAAAGGTTTAATTTCATTGTCTCTATATTTTGCGACAATTTTATATGGTATCTCTGTCACATCAATAACCACAAATGCAGAATAGTCATTTGCTGTTCCTCTAGAAACATCAGCGGTTATGAAATATGTGTGACCGTTCTCTGGATTTGCATGTACATCAAGACCAGCATTACTCTTTAAAGGTGTTCGATAGGTAAGAGTTTTAAGCCTTGCGGGTGACACAAGAGTATCAATAGAACCTAAAAACTCACATTCAAACTCTGTATTAAACTGTGCCTCTGATGTGTTTTTAATTGTTTGTGCTTTCCATGCCTCATCTCGGCCAGGAACTTCACTCCAATGCACCTCAATTGGAACGTATTCGTTTCTCTGTTCCTCTGCATCTACCCACAACTTATAGAACATATTCATACCGTGTGGTGTTGATACGATCATTACTTTTGTTGTTTTACCGGATGATATTGTAGGATATACTGAAGAGAAGAATTGTTCTGCAACGTTTGCTGGGACGTAGGCAAACTCGTCCAAAAATATGATATTATAAGAACCCCCACGAACAGCACTAGCACTGGTGGAAGAAGCCAATATTTTAGACCCATTTTCTAACTCCAAACTTCCTTTGTTCCAAGACATGACCCCCTGTTGCAACCATTTCGGTAAATGTTCATATGCAAGTTGCAATCGTCCTAGCAAGTCTCTTGCAGTTGCGGCTTTGTTCGCAAGTATTGCCACATTCACACTAGGATTAAATAAAACATAGTGAAGTAAATAAGCGATGATAGTAGTAGACTTCCCTGACTGCCTAGGAAGTTTGCATATGGTGAAACGGTTGTTATGAAACGTCCCTATCATCTCCTTCTGAAAATCATAGAGCTTGAATGGCACTAGACCATGATCAAGCGATACAATCATGATATAGTTTTCCACAAAATATTGTGGGTCATCCATACACCTCTTGTATTCTTGAAGCTCCTCTTTTGTCCATTCTTGTTGAACATTGGCTTTCTTGAGATTTGGATTTCCTAGATAGTTCTGTTCCATGATACTATTTAGTTAAACAAGTTTCATACACCTCATCAGGCACCTTCTCATTTCTTCTCCAAAATTGCCCATCATCTAAAACCAATTTAATTGATTGTGGATTATTTCTTCTTTTTGTCCTAAATGCATAATCATACTTTTCATCGGTTGATCCCTTTAGGACTTTAAGTAAAGACGGCTCTTTCGTCTTATCTTTTCTATAAGTCTCATCCTTAACATACTTGTTTATGTACTCTTTAGCTGGTTGTTTATATGTCTCCCAAGTTCCACCATGTTTGATATCATGGTTGACTATAGACCATCTTTGAAAGTCAGCGGTGTTGAAAAAACTTAATGTAGAGTTCCAGTTTGGCGTTGTCGTATATGTAAAAATCATCCTACTATCGACATCCTGCCACTTGAAACAAAAGTTACACCACCAAAACAAATCAAATACTGTTACTACGTCTATGGGAGCAGTGTCAATCTGATCGAATAAAACTTTTGCCAACTGTTCTCTACTATGTTGTTTCATATCAGGCCATGTTAGGACAGTCTCCCAGTTGTCAGCATGTTTATCTAAATTTTTATGAAGAGCGTCACTACCAAAACACTGATCCCCGCACTCTCCGGTTACTTTTATAATATCATCATTATTAAACAAGTCCTCATCCAATATCTCACGATGAGGTAAAGGATCACTTCTTCCCTTGACTAATTTCTCCCACATTAAAGGAAACTCTTTTATTGAGTCTTCTGTGTATCGAATGTTTAATATATCAGAATTAGTCTTGGTTTCTTGTAATGCTATTAAGGCTCCACTGCTATCAATACCACCACTCCAAAACAACTCTATGGGTTTGCCTATACTCCATAGGTCACATGCTGTATCCATACAACACTCTTCCCAATTTTTATTGAAATCTCCAGCTGACGGGATAGGATCATACACCATATTAAATGGATTAAACATATTTGTTCTATCCACCCCCATATATGCTTCAACTAATCGGGATGGCCCTTCAATAAGGGGATTAATTTTTAGATCATCAATTTTAAAAATATCCGGCCTATAATATTTAACCTTCATTTAAATTTTCCTTCATAATTTAATGTATTCTCTGCTACCAAGACCACCCATCTCAACTACCCTCTCTTTAGATTTATTAGCGCCCTCAGTTGACTTTTTACTACAGACTTGTTTACACATGGGTATAGGAAAACTTTCAAAACTCATAGGTAAAATTTGTGAGAACCAATCATTTTGTAAAATTTTTATAAAATCTTTATCCCAAGCTTTTTCTTCAATAAAAGAATTCATCGTAATATCATGATCTAAATCATAGGGAACCCAACAACAGGGAAAGACGCTTCCAAAAGAGTCAATATAAATCATATTATTTTTATGAGCAAGACAGTGAATTTTTCCATCCTCATGTGGTTCAGTCATCATATTAGTATCAAAATCTTCTAGAGTGTAGTTTTTTCCCTTCCAGACATAATTTATTTTTTCTTCTCTGGTATTATTAAATGATAAAAAACTATGAAATCCCATCTTTCGAGCAAGTTCTTTCGCATCCTCTAATTGATGAACATTGTGTTTGAATATTATGAATTGCCATATTGCAACACCACCTTGCTCTATGAAGGCTGCGGCATTTTCTATCACTTTTTCAAATGATGTATTCACCCTGTAAATATGACTTGTGTCCTTCAAACCATCTATACCAAAAACCACACCAGGCTTAACACCTTTACACAATTTACCATATTCACTCCACCATTTTTTTGTTCTTAAAGAACCATTTGTTCTCACATCAAATTTGCCTTGTGTTTTATTTAAGACTGATGATAATGAATATTCTGTTATTTCAAATATGTCTTTTGCAATTATAGGATCGCCCAAGTTACCACACAGTAATATTTTTCTGATATTATTTTTATTATTATAAAATATTTTTTTATAGTTGTCAAGAGTTATTTCAGATAAATTTAAATTTGGGTCTTGTGTGGGAATGTCATTATCTAGAACAGTTCTTGGACAAAGAATACATCTAGCATTACATTTATTTGTCAATTCAAAATGAAGAATAAAATCCCTACCATAATTATACAAGTCACTTCTCCTTCAACATCTTCTGCAATTCAGCAGTGCTCCCTACAAACAAAGCATTGGTGACATTCTTTGGTGCATTACTTGGAACTTCTTTGAGACGTTTCATTTTCTCTTGAAGGTCACCAAGTTTTTCTGTCACCTCTG